TACTGATGCAGCACTCATACAAGTTCCAATACAATGTGTGTTAACTTTTACAATAGGTTCCAATCCTCTGATATAATCCACTAACCCTAACATTGCATAAACATCACCACCATATGAAGCAATGTTTAAATTGATATCTGTATTTGGATTTGTTCTTTGTAAATAATCCATTTTTACAATTGTTGAATACAATGAATCTACATCAAATTCATAATTCATATATGTGGTATTTGTTTGTGAGTTCACACCCCACTCCATCTCTTTCATGAAAAATTGTTCTTCTTTTCTATAACTCATTACTTACTCCATATTTTTTTTAATTGTTTATCTTCTACACCATACTTCATTATGATTGTGGTTACTTGCTCTTTAGTTAAGATGGTTAAATGGTCTTCAACTTCTCTCGTACTACATTGAAAATAATCCCTTAAGTGTTCCATTGCCCACTTCTCAACTTTAGATTTCTTTTTTGATTTAACATATCTTAAAAATGTTCTACCCTTTGGTAACACATCAACATAAAACTGATATACATTTTTAGGTGCTAATTCCCAATACTTTTGTATTTCATTTACTACAACCAACCATTCCGATTTCATACTAAGAAATCGATGAACCATGTAATTACTCCAAGTTTTTTTATCACCCTCATCAAGTGATTCCCAATACATTGGATTCTGTACATTTGTTACTTGTTTTATATGGTCGAATAAACTCTTTGACATTTTCTGAAACCTTTAATATAAATAGTTAAAAATGATTTGAAATCAAATTTTATTTTCACTTAAATGTATCACCATGCATCCAACTTACAATTGAATATCTTGTACCTGAAATTATTGGTGTAACTCTGTGTATGATTAATGGATTGAATATTATAACACTACCTTTTTTTCTTGTGGATTTGGTAAAATCATTGTTATCTTTTGTGGTTAATGCAAACTCCAAATCACCACCCTCATAATCTTCACTATCTGATAACTGAACTATAACACTTAATTTTCTTGTAGATTCTTGTCCTTTACCGAAATCAGGATGCCACCCATAACCATCACCCTTTTCATATTTTAGTAACTTAAAACTTTCATAGTTATCCCAATCAATATCATATTTAAAATGTAATGTGTTGGCCACTTTAGCACAAGATAAAATCTTATCAGTAATTTTATTGTTATCTATTTCTGATTCAATGGCCTTTCTATAATCTCTTACTTCACTACCATCCAATCCAACAAGTTCAGCCCTACTACCATTAGTATTGATTGTATTTTTTGATTTACCAAAAGCCCTATCTTTTATGAAATTAATTTCAGAATCATTTAAAAAGTTTTCTTTCTCTACATAGTATTTAAAATTATCATTCTTAATCATACAAATGTATCTCCAACTGCCCAACAAACACTTGTATATCTTACACCACTCGTTACAGGTTTTACTTCATGTCCAGCAAATGATGGAAATATAACTAACCTACCGATTTCAGGTTCAATAATAGTATCATCAAATAATTTAAATTCTCCACCCTCGTAATCATTATTTAAAAACAATACACCAGTCATTTTAACAATACTGAAATCTTCTGATGGATGAAAATCTGCGTGTGGTGTGTACCAATCCCCTACATTATATCTATGACCTGTATATTCATTACGATGTAATCCACCAATATCATACTTGTAATGAACTTGATTCGCAATTTTAAACGCCATCCAATATTTGTTTAACATTTCCAAATCATCATAAACTGCTACATTTAAATTACAAACAGCAGGGTCTTGTTTATATTTTGGATTACTATCTTTTCCATAATAAACATCTTTAACTTTCTTCACACAATCATTATCGATTCTTTTTATAAAATCTTCACACTCTTGTTTAGATAAAAAGTTTTTTCTATCTAACCACCATCTAAAATTTTGGTTCTGTTTAAACTTACTATTATCTACTTTTTTATACAAAGGTATCTCCAACTCCCCAAGCTAAACAAGAATATCTACTTCCTTTTTTAACTGGCTTAACTCCATGTCCTGCAAAAGCTGGATGAATTATTAACTTACCAACCTTTGGTTCTATAACTTTACCATCAAAGAAATGAAATTCACCACCCTCATAATCATCATTTAAAAATACAACACAAGTTAATTTATTAACACTATACTTATCAATCCAATGAAAATCTGAATGTGGTGTATAGTATTGTCCAACATCATAACGATGAAGTGAAAGACCATTATTATAAATACCTTTACAATTATAATGATATGTTGTTAAATCTGCTAATTTAATTACATTCCAAAATCTATCTAATAATTTAGAGTCTTTACTTCTCTTGAAGTTCAGAAAACAAGAAGTATTATCTTCTTGATTTAATTTATCTCTATCTTCCGTACCACGATAGAAACCACTTTTTAAAACAGCATCTTTATCAACTATCTCAATTAACTCTTCACATTCATCTTTACTGAAAAAGTTTTCTCTTTCCAAGTACCATCTAAAATCATTATTACATTTTAGTTTATCTAAGTCTATGTCTTTATACAAAAGTATCTCCTGATATAAATTCTTGTAAACAATATCTCGTTCCCTTTGTAACAGGAGTTACTCTGTGAAAAAATATTGGTGAGAAAATAACTAATGTTCCTTTTTCTTGTGGCATTGTGTAATACTCCATAGTATGTGGGTCTTGAATTGCTAACTGAGTTTGCCCACCCTCATATTCACTTGGGTCTGTTAACTGAACTATAGTAACTAACTTTCTTGTAGAACTACTACCAGCATTAAAATCAGAATGCCAAGTGTAGAAATCGCCTGGTGTATATTTAATCATTTTGATATTATCTTCAACTTCTTTTATATTGAAGTTCCAAGATAATTGATTTGAAATCTTTGCAGCTAACCATAACTTTTGTTGTATATCAGAATAATCACCAACAACATAATCTCTCATCGCCTTATTTAAATACCACTCAGTTACACTTCTAAACTCTAAATTATGGTCTGAACCTAAATGTGGTTCGATACACCCAACCTCACCCTTTTCAGTTTCCTCAACTCTTTGTATGATTTCATCACATTCTTCACTTGAAAAGAAATTTGGCTTCGAAATCCACCATCTAAAATTATCATTTTGTTTTAACTCACTCATCTCTACTCCTTAATTTTTCACGAAACCTTTTTTCTGTATCACTCTCTGATACTATCCATTCAGGTACATAATAATTTTCATCACCTGTTAGATAATCTACAAACTCTGGCTTATCTATTTCAACTTCGTGAAAGTCCATATTACTATCCGTTAAATAGTGTGGATATTTTTCAGCCACACCTTGATAAATTGTTTTAGGTTTTAAATAATCATTGAAGAAACTAATAATAGTTCCTACTTTAGAAACCTTTAATATAAATATTGGAAACATTAACGCACCTACATTATCACCATAAGTATCTTTTAATATTCCATCAAATTTTTTATTTGGTAGATTACTTTTCCAATCTCCAAATATTGGTATAACATTTGGTTTATCTTTGGCCCATTCTAATAACCTTTGATAAACAACTTTATCTTCTTCTATAATCGTGTGTGATTTTATATCTTGTTCTTGGATATAGTTTGCACTTATACCCATACCAAAACCTAATTCTAAAATATCTCCACCATTTTTTGTAACAACCTCAGCATGTTTCTTCATCATTGGATGTTCCCAATCATGCATGACAACTTTAGAATCTTTTAATAAACTATTCTTCGTGTACTCCACATTTATTTTCTCGGTGGTAGGTTATGTACTAATATATCTGATAAGAAATATGTATCTATATCCTCAACATCTAAAGAATAATATGTATCACTTTCTTGTATCTGTGTTATCGAAGATATAGTTAATTCATTACCATCTTTATCGAGTAAAATATCATTCACCTCTAGCTCTGATGGATATCTCCAACACCAAATACTATTTTGTTTAACATAAACTACAGCTTGTGTATTATCACCTGCAAGTTTAATACTACCATTAATTAAATAATGATAATCAACTTGTTCTGATTTAAGTTCCATCACAACCGAACCACTCATAGTACCAGATAATTCTGCATTAGTATAACTTAATGCACCAAGTTCCATCAAAGACATATCTGTTGGATGATATGATTTAACGAGGTCTCCTACTTCAATATCTTGTATTTGTGTAGTAGAACCATCATACATTTGAACCAAACTACCACTTGCTCCTAATGGTGAAAAATTACTCTTGAGTGTCCAATAATCAGAGGTAGTTTTTTGTATATGTACATATTGTCCATCGTACTTATTTTTTAATATAATTGTTTTTTCAGGTGTTGTTAAAAATATAACCCTACCATTTGACATAAATCGTTTACCATATGTTGAACCATCATCTACTAAACTACCAGAACCAATAATAAACTTCTCAGTAATCGAACCAACCTCATTAAATCTATTCCAATCAAAAGATGAAGTTTCATAAGTATATGGATGTATATTATCACCACTAATTGAACTATCATATCCAGAATATTTCTGTATAAAATCAGGATAAGGCCAGTTATTAAATTGTGAATATGATGATGTAGTAAACAATGGTATTAGTGAATTACTTTCAGGTGAACTACTTAATATACTTCTGAATTCTTCTTTTTCATAAGAGCCACTCGCAAGATTATATAAATTATCATCAGAAAATGATGGTGTTTCAATAAATAAATGAAATTTAGAATTGTAATTTGAATTACCTCTTTGATTAAAATAAGTAGATGCTGTTTTTTGGTTATATTCAAATATGGTTTCAATATTATGGTCCGCGAAACTTGAACTAATCATAACCTGTTGAGCATTTGTAGGATTTTTTACAATCTTATTCCCTTGGTCATGTAGTCTCGGTAAATTTACACCATAAACATAAGCTGTATCAAAACTTTGTGTAGCGGCGTAGTTAGCAATTTGTGAATAAACATCTTTTTGTTCACTTAATCCACCTGTATTAAGTACATTTGTATTTAATTCATAAAAGTAGATATCATCTGAACCACTTTCAATTGTGTAGTCAACACTACCAACTATACCTGCACGAGAAAGATTTGGCCATCCACCAGCACTTCCTGTGATGTAATTTACTAAATTTAAAACTTTTGCTTCTACTGACATTGATTTCTCCTATGTATAAATATCTACAATATCATTTTATAGTTACAATTTATTATCATTTGTTGTGCTGGTTTATTCCAATCCTCTGATTGACACCACCATTTTTCCCAATCTAAACAATCTCTATGTGCTGAATTAGTAAGTTCAACTCCAATACCTTTACTTCTATACAAAGGATTTACATATCCATTACAAACCTCTTTAGTATTAGTGTTTAACCACATCCAACCTTTTATTGTTCCATCAGGTTTAAATACATATAACTTCCAACCATTACTTAATCTATCTTTTGCAATCTTTAAATCCCACATACCACTCCATTTGATAATTTTATTAAAATTATCTACTTCATCTTGTAAATGATGCCATTCACCATCAAATTCAGGACATAAATGGGATACATCTGCATCTTTTCTATCAAGAACATATAACATTATTGTTCCGCAATCTGACTCATCATGTTCTTTGGTATTGAACCACAATTACCACAAGCGAATACTTGTATTGGTACTATTGCTT